TACTTGACTAAATCAAATACTGCTAGTTTTAAATCTTCTGGAGTGCTAGTATAACCTGCTGTGTATACTACCTTAACACTCTTGTGACCTTTTGGCCAGTACTTAGTACTTGAATCACTCGTACGAGTAATACTGTCAGAATCGTCATTGACTACATATTCATATTTACCGCTACTATCAGAATTTTCTGTGATTAGGGTGACATATGCATCTGCTTGTCCTGTTCGTTCTTGTACTGAAGTTACACTTATAATTGGAGATTCATCCAAAATAATTGTATCGACTAAATCATCTTTAATTGTAAAGTATTCAGTCTTGGCACTACTTGCGTAGTCGATTATAGTACTACTACAATAACTTTTTACTAATTGACTTACTTGATCAATAATGTGATTGATACGAGCATCATTTTTAACGCTTTCTAAACCGTTAAAGTCTTTGTATTGTTGTAATGTTACTAAATCTGCCATAATTTTTTCTTAAAAACATTGGAGGGAGTTACACCCCCTCCAAATATTCGCATTAGCTATTAACTAGCTTTGTACTGAAGTGCCCAAGTTGAAGTGGAAGCATCGATCATATCGGTGAATCCAAGTCTTTGAGAAGCAACAAGTACTCGTCTCTGATTAGCTACTTCGTAGTCAGATTCGATTGTTACACCTCTTAATCTAGGCATTACATAATTCTTTGCATAAACTGCTGCACCATAGAACTTTCCAGTTGCTGGTGTTTTGAATTCGTCACAGACGATGACTTTAGAGCCATATACTGAACCGATTTCGCCACGTAGTTTGACGGCATCTGAACCAACTAGATTAACATCTTGGAATTCTGCATCTTGTAATAAGTTGAAGTATTCTGTTGTGTTAATGATGTATACTACATCAGCTGGATTCATACCATATTTACCCATGTTCTTTCTAGCTTTTAATAAATCAAGAGCTGTTAAAGATTCTGAAGCAAATGCAGTTGCGGATTGAGTTTTATTAGAACCAGCCATAGTGATTAGTCCTTCAAAAGCTGCTCCACTTGTACCGTAAACGCCGTCTGCATGGTTACCCAAGAGTAGTGCGTTTTCAATACCTCTTGCGTGTGCTCTAACGATTGATTCACGAATCAATGGTAGAATTGGCAAGATTGCATCTTCTTCTGTCTCATTACCTAAGTAGGATTGTGAGATGAGTTTTTTGGTTGAAAGAGTTCTTTCAGTTAAGTCAATACCTGACATTGTTGAGTCATAAGTATCGCCTCTTTCTTCCAAGTTACCATGTGGGGAAGACCCGGTAGCTGTTTGGTTAGCTGTAAATTCAGCATACCCAGCATCTGGTAGAATTGGAATGATTTGAGTAGCTGAAGTCATTTGGATTTCTCTAAATAACGGAGCTAGTACTAGTTCTAATTGAATATCTCTTTCGATATTAGTTGAAACTGTTTGCTCAAAATCAGCGGAAGAAACACCAACACCTGAGTGTGCGTTTACTTTTTCCATTGTAGAGTGTGCAAGTTTAGTATCCCAACCTTTACCTGTTGCGAGTCCCATTACGTAAGCGTCATCAATATCTGCTTCGAATGCTTTTTTCCAGTCGCTAGACTGTCTGTCACCAAAGACTCTTTTTGATTCACGAATTGCTTCGATCTCAGATTTTTTATCTTTGAGTTCAGATTGAAGTTCATTAACAACTTTTTCTAGGTCATCATGCTTTTCTGAAACACGTTCTTCAACGTCTTTCATGAGCTGTTCAGCTCCTGACATTCCGACTTCGACTATAGTTTTGACTTCTTCTTGTTTAGCTTCTTTTTCAGCAAGTTCAACGGCTTGTTGTTCTGCTTTCTCTTCTGCGTCTGCAAGTTCCTTAGCTTTGGTTTCGGCTTGTTGCATTGCAATTTTAGCAGCAGTTGATTTTGCTACTTCTTCTGCGAAAGCTTTCAAGTCGATGTTAGCTTCGGGAGTTTTAGTGTCATTTGACATATTCGTCTCCTGTTTTGAGGTTTTACCCTCGGCTTGTGGCGCAGAAGTATTCTGAGCCTCGTTATTATTAAAGTGCGTTTTCCACTCGTTGTATTCATCCATGCTGTCAAATGACTTTGAAACCGAGAACATTGCTCCCTGGTTACAAGGTACACTTACAACTGATACTTCGAAGAGTTCGGCATCTTTTATTGTGTATCCATCCGTTTCTTTGTTATAGTCCGCATCCTTGACTCTGAAACCGACGGAAAAGGCCCCAAGAACACCATCTTTAATAAGATCTTTAATTTCGCCTGAAGATTTAGAGATTTTCGCTCCAAATTCCAAACCATTTTCTGTAACTTCTAGTGAAGTTGCGCGACCAATAGGTTTATTATAATCATGATTAAATAGAACGATTGGATTAGTTTTATAATTATCTAATCCATTCTTTTGAATCCATGCATCATGGTTAATAACATCTCCTGCTCGGTCGACTGCATTAGTAGACGCTAATCCTTTAATATCAACGCTACCGTCTTCGTCCTCTCCAAGAGTTTTAAAAGTATTTGTCCAATGAAAAATTTTCTCCATATGTACTTACCTATTCCTTAGCTTTTTTGGGAGCTGCCTTTGCTGGTTTCTCAACTGCTTTCTTCGGTTTAACCGTAGGAGCTGGTTCTGAGTTAGCTTTGGCCCATTGGTCTGGAAAGTTCACTTTTAACATCTGAGTCATGCGTGACCAAGACCCGAAAGGTCTTTTCGCAACCATAAATCTCATTGGGACGTCTTCGTTGCCCATAGATTTATACTCACTTGGTGTTAAAACTTTACCTTGTTTAGCAAAAAAATCTGCTAATGTTTCAAGTATTGCTTTCTTGTTCGCCATTATCCTGTTCCTCTTCTTGTGGTGGTTGTCCACCTTCTGTGGGGTTCGCTGCTGAACCCGCTATGTTAGCTGGGACTCTTAGTTCGTCGTGTCCTTCTAAAGGTTCACGTCCTAATTGGTCTCTAGCCTCGTTTGGAGTCATAATACCTGTGTTGACCAAGGTTGCATAGTATGCAGCTTGATCTCTTAACTCTGGTTGTAAAGCTGGAATGTCTGTAACATTCTCAGTCAGCTCAAAGCCAAAGTATCTTTCAAAAGCATATGACATCTTTCTTACTATTGGAAGAACTGTCTCCAAATAGTAAAGTCTGTGGTTAGGTCTAATATTAGCATTATTCCCACCGTCTAAAAGTATAGGTGGAACACCCATAGCTTCTAAAATTATTTTCTCATTCGCCGATATTGATGTCTGGAAATCCAGTTCTTTAAAGTTGACTTTTGTTAAAGCATCAACTTCAAGTCCACCATCTAAAATAAGAGGGCGTTTACCGCCGTTTTTGGGGTTGTACCTAGTAGACCAGCTTTGCAGCATTCTTTCCTTTATTCTGTCGGAAAGAGTGTTAGGGCTCTTAAGTACTAATCCTGGAACTGCTCCATTCTTAAAGAAGTTATCTTGAAACTTCCTCATGTTGTCTAGTAAATACATTGTGCGATACGCTGGTTTTAACCTTGGAGTTCCACGATATATTGATTTAAATGAGTTTTCTTTAATATGTATTATTTCTTTCGTAGAATAGTCAACATGACCATCATATGTAAATTTCTCAATGTAAGTACTAGTATCAGAATGAATAGTTACATTCTGTGCTGGAAGATGATATAAATGCCTTCCATCAAAATATACGAAGATGTTACCGTCTATTAGTAAATCAATTATAAGATTTCTCTTAAATGTATTAACGTCTTGAAACGGATTCGGTTCTTTATTAAGTAATAAGTCTACGCGAGTTCTTCGAATATTTTCTACAACTGGCATAATACCGTTTACTTTCATTCCAACATCATATTTAATGTCTGCTGAATCATCTACTATCATATTTACAGCACGATTAACTACTTCTAGTTCTTCATATGCTGATCTGTAATTGTCTTTGACTTCTCGGGTGTCAATTGTCATACCCTCGTCCATACCGATAAACGACTGTGCAGGATTCAGTTTTTCCTGATCCTCGGGGTCTCTACCTAATATTCTGTCATACCATGCCATGTTTTTCTCTCTGTTTTTCCACCCATCTTTTTTGTTTAAGTGCTGTCACCAGTTTAGGTCTCTTACCATAAATACTGTGTAGCCGTTGATGGTGGGCTTTGCATAGTGTAGCAGCTTCATTGTAAATCTCGTTAGTAAATTCTTCAATAAAGTTTTCACGAATTTTCATGATCTCGTCAGCTGAGGTTATCGTAATTTTCTTACTTTTCAACCAAGTATCAAGAAGCTCAGTCATTCCGTAGAAGTGGTGAAAGTCTAAATGTTCTGTTTCACCACAGATAAAGCACTGGGTGTCTTTCTTATATTTAGATTTCGCTTTATCTCTAACGTACTTGACTAAATCTCGTTTTAAATCCATAAATTCCTATTTATATAAAATTATACCAAAAATTCACCTTCATGTCAACATTTATTTTTTGGCAGGTCAAAACTAAAAACTCCCTGAAGATTCTTGAAATGTGTACAGCGCATATCTAAGGGCGTCTGACATATGACTTGCCATATTATGTTTTGGCTTTTCTTTCAGTAAGTTGGGATTTGGATCCCATTGGTATTGATCTACACATGACAATGCTTGTGAACATCTTTGATCTATTATCAATCTATCATTATCTATGATACCGGCCGCATGCCCGATTCCGTCTAGAACAGATTTTTTAGCATTAATCGTAGAAATATCATAATTCTGAGCAAAATCAAACCTTGTTTGTTGTGCTGCGGAATCGATATAAATGTAATCAATACTATATTTGTCTATCATTCGGCGAATTTCTATGGCATGTTGTTCTGTAGTTCTTTCTGCGTCCATGTACTCATCTATAAGATAAAATTTTTGCTGATCCCAATCATAGGCTATGACGCACAATGCTGTTGGATCTTTATACCCAACATCCAATCCCGCGAACACATCCATATCACTAGTATCTAGCTGACTTAAGTCTGCAACACACTCTTCAAAATTAAAATTCCATACTTGTCCTTCATATGTGTTGAAGTCTGCCATATATTCTTGGGCAAACTCTGCTGAGGACATAGCTTTCTTTGCTTCTTTGATATCATCATCACTGAAGCGTGGATTTTCATGATAAGTTGCGCGAATGGAAGCCCAATCGGAGAACTCTTCACTAAAACCCCTGTGATAAAAGTCTGCGAACCAGTTATTTCTACCCCTGGGAGTAGATATGAATACTGCTTTACTATTTATTTTATCTAGTGTAGGACGAAGGGCGACGTTAAATGCGTCTTTGCCATCAGCTAGTGCTGCTTCGTCAAAAATTATTAAATCATATGATCTTCCTACTGAAGAATCAACTTGATTAACTGAACCCATACGAATAGTAGAACCATTGGAGAGTTCTATTACTTTATCTTTTGCATTATCTTTTGTAACTTCTAAATCAAAATGTTTTATTAGTCCTCTCTGTAAGTCAAATGATATTTGAGACAAAGAGTAGTTGGGTGACATAATAAGAATGTTTGAACCTGGCACAAGTGAAACAAGTTGCCCGATAACGTTTGCTATATATGTTTTCCCTTGCCGTCTAGAAATAGCGGCACATACGAATCTGTATTTTGGGTTGTTGACAGCATTAATCAGCGCTGTCTGTGAACTGTTAGGAGTAATTCCTAATAAGTCAAGGTAAGAATCTATAGGTAACTTAATAAATCTTTCCGAAGTAGGAAAGTCCATAAACGAATTACTTACGATATCTGTTCTACTAACATCTAACATTAGTGCACAGTTCGATTTAATGCGTTACCTATTGATTTTGTTTCCAATATCCCTTGTGTGTTTAGTGTGTGTAAAAGATACAAGTATCCTATACATATTTCACTCATGACCTGATCTCCATCGGAAATCTGTTTGGATTTTTCTGCTTTTCTATTAAGTAAAGCAAGTGTAGAAGTGCTGTAAGCAGCAATATCTTCTAACCACTCTTTATTATCCAAGTTTAACTCCATATTATTGGTACACCTAATACTTCAGCGTGCGCTGCAAATATTTGATGGTCTTGATCTTTAGTTAGGAATGTTACTTCCCCAGGTGCGACTGTAATTGAAGCCAGTGTTACATCTGCTGCATTTGCTACAGTTACTAACCTTGCTGTTGCTCCAGAATTAACTAGTCTTACATATACTGCGTTTTCAAAAGTCGAAGCTGCTCCAACATTAGTGCCACAGGCAACTTCTGCTGCCATTAATCTCATAGACATCTCTATCTCTCCTTAACGTTCTTTGAACGTTTCTTGCTTTTTTGCCTTGCTGTAATCCATGCATCGTCAATATCGACTTTACCATCTAGGTTTTTATCTGTACCGTTGATCATGTTCCAAAGTTGTTTAGCTTTTTGTTTAAATTTATTTACCATTTTACCTTATTTGCCCAATATGCTGCTGACATTTTGCCTTTAGCTATATTTTTGGCGTGACGAGCTTTGAATGAGGCTCTTCTTTTTTTCTGTGCCATTGTTTTTGGAGATTTTCCTGCTCCTGACACTCCTTGTTGTCCAAATCGTATAACCTTTGTTTTTGTACCAACTTTTGCTACAACAACATGAGATTTTGTTCGGTGCTTGGGCGTACGCTTTGGTTTATTATATCCTGATACGCCCACTCTTTTTAACTTTGAGGACTTTTTACTTCTAGCTCTTCTTACGGCCACGTGTAGTTCTCCTAAATGTTCTAACATTAGTAGGTTTTCCACCTACTCCTTGTTTCTTAGATCGTTTTCGACTAACTGCCGATCTGATCTGCTTTTTTGTCATTCGACTTGCTTTTGCAGCTGGTACGCATTTCGGATATTTCTTCTTTCCTGCTTTTGGTCTGCCACATTTTTCGAATCCACCCTTTCTTTTAGGTCTAGATATGTCTACCCAGTTCTGTTTGAACCATGTACTTAATCCACCCTTAGCCACGACGGTACTTGCCTCCTGCCTTCTTATACATTCTCACAAGATAAGCATTAGCGTACGCGCTAGGGTACACTGCAAACTTTCGTTTTGTTGCAGCTTTTACCCTTGCGTATAGCTTCTTATTAGTAGGTACGTTACGTTTCTTAGCTGAAGCTTTTCTTCGTGCTGGCCTGCGTCTAGCAGCCATGCCTCATACCTTTCTTCTTACCGCGTTTTCCTGGCTTTTTCTTTTTTGGGCGACCTCTAGTCTTCCCATATGTTCCTTTACCACTTGGCATATTATTCCCCTTTCCAACAAGTCCAAGCACCATATGCTAGACCCGCTACTGCTAATAATTTAGCTAATCCGCCTGTAAATAGTACTAAACCACACACGACGATAATTACTGCTCCGTCCCAAGATGTTCTCTCAGAAACTCTTTCTTTTAACCAATTCATTTACTTCTCCCATTTGCCTTTCGGGCAGGATGCCCTAGTTAGCCTTGCTTTAAGTGGCATAAAACATTTACATGCTTTACACACCTTAAATTTTGTATACTGATCACAAGTATTACAGATTTTAATTCTGTTTTTGTGCATCAGTCTGAGGTGCAGTGACTTCTTTATAGTAGACCACTACATCTTTCAGTTCGGTTATATACCTTTTTAATTCTTTCATGTTGACAGACATAACTTCATAGTCTGGTACTGTCATAGCAAGAAATAAGATTTCTCCTTCTTGCTTTTCAATTCTTGATAGCTGCTCTTCCCAATTATCTGGAGTTACCACAATCCATTGTGGTACACCAAGATTTATTTCTCGGGGCATAACGGGTTGAACAAATGTTCGCTCCATCGGTTTGGCAGTTACTTCTATCTGTTTAGTTGATAGTAGACTGCAACTGGAGACCATCATCAAGATCGTCAACGGTACCGCTAAGTTTCTCAATGTCCTCAAATGCATGTTTTGTTCCATTATTTATTTTCCTTTCCATTTCTACTGGGTTTTCTAATATTTTTGCTGATAGTTTGTAATTTTTTATAAAATCACTATATCGATTTAATTCTCTCTGAGCCGCTTGGCTCTTGAGTGTTTGTTCTTGCAACTGGGTAGTCTGAAGCGCAAAGTCTCCTTTTAGACTTTCGATGGCTGCTTCCTGCGTTGCAACTGCACCTTCTAGTGCTAAATTGTTTCCTGCTAATATTAAGTTTTGACTATAAAAATAGTAAGTACTAAATCCTAATAGTAGTATAATTCCTATAAATATCTGATTCATGTTCCTGTTGACGTTGTAGTCGTAGTGCTTGTTCCAGTATTAGTACTAGTTACTGTAACACCTGTAGTTGTAGCTATAATAGCCATAGGAGTTCCAGTTTCTGTTGCTGTTATAGTAGTTGTAGTAGTATCTGTATTAGTACTTGTGTTAGTTTTTGTAATTGCTGTTAATACTTCAGCTAACGCTGTTACTGTTGTAGTATTTACTGCGTTACTTGGTACGTCTATTGTAGGAATTACTATTTCTTCTTGCTCATTTGGACCGTCTGCCCAATTAAGTAGTAATATTATTACTATAAGTTCTATCATATCTGTTTTATCCTGTAATTGAGACCTTCTGCGCCTCGTAGTTCGACTATATCTCCATCTTGTGTTTTAAATCTGATATAGTTTGGTTGTTTTTTATAGAATTTTCTAACTATAAAGGTTTGATCGTCTGCATCTCCCCATTGACTGTTGTAGCTGACGGTTAATTCATGGTAAACTATAAACCAACTAAGAAACCAGTACCACCAGTCTTTAATTTTAGCTATTAGATTTGCCACTTACTTTCATCAATCCTTCTTCTGCGTCTGACATTGAATGATATCCACATTCTCCACCTTTCCATTTAAAAAAGAACATTCCGTCCTTCTCAAAAATTGCACCATCTTCCATATTCTGGGGTGGTTTCATTCCGCTTGGTTTTGGTTCTTGCATTTTATTTGCTGTACCTTTTATATCTTTTGTTTGGTATTCGTTTTCCATTATTCAGGGCCTCCATTATGTAGCCTGTGTGCTTTTTTCTGTTCCCAATTCTCTACTGCTTTCTTTATACCTGACTCAGCTAGTACTGAACAGTGATATTTGATTGCTGGGAGTTCAAGGGCATCTGCAATATCCTTGTCCTTTATTAATTTTGCTTCTTCTGTTGTTTTTCCTTTTAACATTTCTACAAACATTGTAGAGGAAGCGATTGCTGAACCGCAACCATAAGTCTTAAACTTAACATCTAGTATTCTATCGTTATCGTCTAGCTTAAGATCGAGTTTCATTACGTCACCACAAGCAGGTGCACCTACCATACCAGTTGCAACATTAGGGTCTTTAGGATCAAACCTACCGACTGCATGTGCTGCTGGATTCTTTAGTACTTCTTCAAAGCGTTGTACAACCTTTTGCGAATATGCCATTAAAACGTATATCGTAAAGTGAAAGCTATTCTATCTTCAAGATCTATTTTAACAGATTCCTCTGACACTACTTCGAGTGCTAATGTGAACTTGTTTCCTAAATCTTTTGAAAATGTAATTTGGTTATAGCTTGAGTCATCACTAAACTCTCCGTGTCTTAGTGTAACATCTGCAAAGGTGATGAAAGGTAGACTTACTTCGATTTGAGTATAGTCTGAATTTGAATTATCTTGGTCAAACCAAAATCCAAAAGAAGCCCATGAGTAGTTCATAACTACAAATAATTCTTCTACAGATTCAAGGTCTCCGTCATAGTTGTACTGAATTACTCCTACGTCAATAGCTAAATCATCTAGTGCAACTGTGTATCCTGCGAAAAAATCATATTCGATTTCTGTTTCAGTATTAAAGTCTACAGTTGATCCCCATACTCCTGCGTAGAAACCACTATTAGAATAGTCTACTCCACCTTGTATAGCTGAAGATCCTTGAGTTTGGCTTACGCCTCTCCAAAAGTAGTCTGATGTAGTTTGCACAGAACCTGAAAAGTCTGCGGAAGCAAACATAGGTAATAGAAGTAGTAATGTTAGTAGTTGTTTCATAAGTTTTCCTTTAGGGCATCATTGAAATATGAGAAATTATTAAGCCAGCTCCAGCAAGCAATCCTGTTGCTGCGGCTGATATTAGTATGGTTTCTAGACGAGTTATTGATTCGCCAACTTCATCAAATCGTCTGCTTGATCGCTTCTCTATTCCTTCTAATTGATTGAATACAGTTTTCCAGCGTTCAGCGCAAATGGCTTCATGTGTTGTTAATCTTCCATCTATTTCCATAATTTCTTCGTGATTATCTTTAATCTCGCTCATATAAGTTGCCTTGTTGCTTTGAATATAAAAATTCTATGTAGTAATTATATCAAAATTGATACTTGATGTCAAGAACTATTTTTTACTTGGTTATTGTATATAGGTACTTGAATGACTTTCTATCCGATTACGAATTTTAGTAGCATTGTTGATACTGCTATAAACGAACCGATAATTACACCCCACAGTACTAGTAGTATAAAGTCTGCTGCTAGTTCAGGGTCCGGTGTTGTTATTAGATATTCTTTTAGTTTTGAGTACTTCATTCTTTTTCCTCTGCATGCACTTATGCCAGTCTGTTTCTATTATATGATCTGGGTAATGAGTATAGAATTTATCTCTACACTCATGAAAGCGTTTCATCCGATCTTTTTTATCTAGTTGGGTTTCGCTTGGAGCGGATTGCATGTGACTTGGTATGCCCATAAAACTTGTAAGCAAAACTATACTTGCTAGTAATATTGAAATACGCATTTTACAGTGAGTTGTTTAGTCCTGTATCTATAATATAGAAAGCTAGAATCATCATGCCAAAAGTGGCAAACTGAAAGATTGATCCTAGTATTACAGTTGAGAGTACATTCTTTACTGTATCTTCATAACTGTCTTGTTCTTTTAACCACTCATCTATAGCTTCAGGGGAAGCATTGCCATGAAAGATGAGCTCAGGTTGAGTTGGAAATTTTTCAGTTTTCATCCGCTTAATGGGTTGCCTTCAGTATCTTCTTTTAGATTTTTTACTTCAGCGTTGAGTGTAGCAATATTAGATTTAAGATCTGATACAGCTTCGGACATTTTGTCTAGACGTGAAATGCGTTCATTTGCTTCATCATCGCTTTGTAATAAACCTGCGTTTAAAAACTCAATAGAAGTTTCTAAAGCTTCGATTCTTAATTCGATTGCTCCGAGTCCTTCATCTGCTTCTTTTACTCCGCCGATCTTTGCTTCTAGATTGTCTATCCTATTCACATAAGTAGCCCCTGTATATCCAAAACCTGCTAAAGTACCAATGATACCTACCAAAGCTATGAATTGTGTTATTTTGTTTTCTAAGAAATTCATCTTATTCTCCTAATAAATTTGGTTGTGAATTAACCATAGCAGTCATATTTCGTAAATTAGTGCCTGCCAGTTCGTAAAATGCTAGTACG